CTTCTCGTTGCCGCTAGTCACCAGTTCACGGAACGCAGCGGCCATGCGTTGCAGCTTGCTATCACGAACCTTGCGAACCTTGCGAACCTTCGGTTCAACTGCTTCCACCGGCGCGGTCTTGGTAATGGCCGCCTTGGCGTTGTCATCAAGTGATGATTGGTGAGAACTTGTCAGCAGTTAGGACCGACATCACCGAGCGGCTTCCATCCTGGACACCTTGAACTTGGCCGGTAGCTTATCAAGGATGTCGGCGCCATCAGTTCTCTTGAGGTCGAACATAAACTGCAACATCTTCCTCATTGAACGTTTTCATTGTTTGTCTCCGTGAGAAAACGCCTGCTGTCATAAAGCCCTGGGTTGAGCAGCATGAATCTGATTGCTTCACGATCCATGTGGTTCCCGCGTGAGTGATTACAGAGCTCACACATTGGACGCAGGTTCTCGATCACATCATAGCCGTAGAATGACTTTGGGATGATATGATCGCGTGTCATCATGACCAGGTGTCCATCGGCAGTTTCGCCGAACAGTTCAAGAACAGGACTGTTCGCCTTGTCATTCTTATGTCGCGTGAGCACCCACTGATTAGCATGCGCTTCACAGTACGGGCAGAAGATTGCTCGTCCTGTGGCATGATAGTGATTGAAAAGAGAAAAGCCCTTACAACGAGAGAATTCCTTCCCGTTGATAAGGACTTCACCACTATTCACCAGCGAAAATCCTTCCTCAAGGGAAAGACTCCTGAGAAACATCACACCATGATACTTGAATCGTTTTTTCATGGATTTGCACCATATGGAGTTGTCTCCATTATCTCACAAACCGACAACAGTATTGTTTCTTTTTATGGTTCTTTTATGGTTCTTTTATGGTTCTTTTATGGTTCATTTGATAGCAATGAGCGCAACGTTAGCCATGCTATCAGCGCAAACGTTCTTGCTTTACTTTCACCTAGCATCTCTGGCATTGTGAAAAGCTCCTCATTCATGTAAAACTGAATGAACCATCCATTTTGCTCCGGTGTTTTTGTTCGCGGTCCATAGATGATTGGATAGTAATTCAAGCTACGCTCTCTGAGCGCAATTTGATTCAAGTCCTCAGAGAAGCCAATATCAACATCTTGAAGATACTTTGCTGCAAAGAACGGCGTTTTGCCTTGCTTGACATGGTCGATCCAATCATCTGCAAGCTTTGCGATGGCTACATTCGCACGCTCAGAAAATGGGATCTTCTGAGCCCCTGTAAATTCATAGATCGTAGCCATCAGACACTCACCACCAAAGGACCATTGGCAATGTACTGGTTGTGCTGTGTGTGATATTCACCAGGGTAACCAGCTGGATTGCAGATGAACATGGTGCCATAAAGCTTTCGCTGAATAGTGTCATGCGTATGCCCAAACACCCAGTAATCTGGCTTCCGAGTCTTGATCACATCATCAAAATTAGAAGCGAAACCACCGTCGATACGCCCACCAAATCGCGCAGCGCAGAATTTGAATGACGGCAGGTGGTGAGTGACCACCACAGTGGTATGACACTCTGTTGGTTCTGCCAGGTAAGTGTCAATCAGATCAATTTGCTTATTGCACTTGTCAATCATGGAGCTCACTGAAAAAACGCCACCATTGTATCTGATCAGGTAAAAGTCGTTCAGCGAGTCTTGGACATTTTGACATTCTGTTAGATCACGGCCACCAAGAGTCCAAAGGGTGCCGTAAATGAATCTGACACCGTCAAGCTCAATTCGCTCAACACCATCCATTGCAGCGAAGATGTTTGGGAACTTTAGCTTGAGATTTTCAGCCTGCACAGTCCACTCATCAAAGTCATGCCAATAACGCTCATGATTACCTGGGACGTAAATCACGCGATTAAACCGCTTTGACGCCTGTTCAAAGATCAATTCCAGATTCGCGAGTTTTGAGGTGATGTCACCTGCTAAGATCAACGTCTGCTGATCTTCATTAGGGGCGACTGGAAGAAAGTGTCCACTGAATAGCAACGGATCATCTGGGTATTTGTCGTATAACGGCTTACCCTCAATGTGTAGGTCTGACGCAATTCTGAGCTGCATGTGAGTCTCCTGTGAAGAGACCTAATTGTACAAATTGCGAATGTCACCCAGCCTTTTTAATTAGGTTCTGCACCTCTTGATGAAGTGAAAACCAAGTTTCAACATGGCCACGCAGGGTGTTTGGCATGTTTGGCTCATTGATTTTTTCCATCGACTCTTTCACCTGAGCTGCTGATTTTGTCAACGCCCTGCGTTTTGCGTAAAGTGAAAAGTCGTAGATCTTCACATCGTCCTACTTTCGAACTACTTCAACGGTATTTATTTTCTGACACGATAGACTTACATGTTTCCGCTATTCGTCGGCTAATGCGCTCTGTGGGCACGCACTGTGAGTAACAATGGCCACCTTCTAATTTGACGCCTTTTCTTAAGTGCAGTTCGCCATAAGCGATAGAGCACAGCCTCGGCGACACCGGTGAGGCCCGGCTCACACCGGACCTCACCGCCAATAAGTTATGCACAGCACTTGGCCGGTGTGAGCCGGCGTCGCCTCGTGTCGCCGGATGATGTTGAACCCGCTATCTGTCGGCTAATGCGCTCTATGGGCACGCGCTGTGTGAGCAACTGGCCACTCTCTCCAAATGAAGAACTTGTTGAAGAACCAATTGAACCCGCTATCTGTCGGCTAATGCGCTCTGTGCGCGCTGCACCTAAGAGGACCTATTCTTTTCTCGTGTCACCTAAAACGCCCCAGGGCTCACGAAAGAGCCCTGGTGTATATCTTAACGCCTCTTAAATTCGAAGTGAGCCGGACCTCACCGGTGTCGCCGAGGCTGTGCCTGTGTGGTCACTCTTTCGGAAAGAGGAAGCCGATCGGCCGGACAGCCGGATCCACGAAGAAGATCGACTTGCCGTACTTCTTCGCCGTCGCGATTTCAGCCTTGACACCAGTCGAGTAGTTCTTCTCGGACTCTTTCGTGGTAGGCTCGGACCAGCCTTCGCACAGGATGATCGCAACGATGTCAGATCGGATCAGCACGTCTTCACAGCGCCTGCCCCAGACCTTGTAGGACGCGTCCGTGTTCATGAACGGCAGGAGTTGGTAGGCCTGGATCATGGGCGCGATGACGGTGACGCCGTCGTCAGAGTGCATGTCTGCGATGAGACGCAAAATGTCCTCTTTGATCTTGCCATCCTGAACCGAGCCTGCAGTCGGCATTCCAACGAAGATGCAGGTCATGTGAGTTCACCTTTCAGTGAGTAGTGAGGAAGCTTTTCAGGGAAGTTGACCAGTACCTCAGTCAGAAGGTACTGCTTACTCCACTTCGGCTGGGTTGATGATCTTGTCATCGCGGGTCCGAATACGATGCAAAGTCGGGAACCGCAGGGACAATGTTTCACGCCCCTTGATTTTTGAGGTATCTTGGTACTTGATTTCAACGGTGACAGCACCATTCAGGTACTGCTCAGGGTTATCGCGAATCGCATCACGCTCCCAGTCCTTGAGACCACTTCCAACGCCGCATTCGAACACTTCACCATTTTCCAGGCGACCCTTGACATTCAGCCGGCCAGTAGTGTTCTCATACTTGGACTTGGCGCGCCCAGGCTTGACGCTAACAATGATGCCATCGGCCGTGTGGAACTTCTTGACCTTGCACCAGTCAAGCGATCGATCCCAGCGATACACAGCATCAGTCCGCTTGAGGATCAACCCTTCATGCCCATTCTTGCGACCATCAAAACCAGGCATCGTCACCGCATCACAGTAATCAATGACATCAGCATAGGACTTCAGCAGCTTGGTGCTGGAAATGCGGAGGCGGGTAATGTGTTGCAGCGCGCCGAGAATCTCGGCGATGTTGTCACGATTCTCCATCATGGTGATGGAGCAACTACGGGCCTCCCAGTCCTTGTACGGCATGATGAAGAACATCATCAAGAACATCCGCGCCTTGGAGTCCTGATTGCCAGACTTCTTTGCGTTCACTGTGTCATTCCAGTCTCTGGCGAACCGCTCAGAGTCGAGGACGAATCCATCCCAACCCCAATGTTCCTTCGTGTACATGTAGATGTCACGGAGCTCTTCGTCGAACAGACCGTCCAAGTGGAACGCCTCAAGACCAGATCGGCTGATGTGGCTGATCTTGTCAGGCGACGGCACCAGCGTGATGTTCCGCTCGCCGTCATATTTCCAATCACCAAGAACCGGCGATTGCAGCAGCTCTTCATACTGCTCCTCAGTCTCGCACTTGTCTGCGAGCATAACCTTGAAATCTGGAATGGGCTCGGACGGCCAGACTTTGTTGAAGGTGTCGATCGAGAAGCCAGCCTTGAGGTCCTTCTCTATCACACGCTCGATGTAGGACGCGGTCTCAGCCGTGAACGCTGACAGCAGGAGTGTCACGTTCATCCTGGCGATGTTTCCAGTTGCTTCACGGCTTCTGAGCTCATCGAGCACAGTGAAGATCAGATCAGGATCGCCATCCTCTTGAGAGTAGAGCGACGGGCGCTCGAACTTCTTGACACCATACGTGTAATACGCATTCATTGCGTAGAACACCAACTTGCGACCGACTTCATCGAGACTGGCCAACGCCTCTTGAATGACCTTCTTTTTGCCGGCGCCGGTGAAGGACTCACAGGTCTTGATTGCTTGAACGAAAGACGTCAGTTTGCTCATTGAATTCCCCAAAAGGAAAATTGTATCCTCGTAATGGTCAGCGTCGGGGGAAATTCGGGCTCAATGCCAGACAAAGAACACTTGCCAGGCAGCAAGCCCCGCGGCGATCAGAAAAATCACGACCTTGGTGAAGTTCATGATCAGGAGACCTACCAGCGCGATCTGCCCTTCGCGTTCAGAGAGCATTTGCGCCACCAGCCCAAGAACCAAGCCGACAAATCCACCAATCAAGAGCCAGTCTTGATGTGCCTCATATCGCTTGGTAAAGGCAAACACCATGCTCATGATGGCGCCCGTGTAGATCATTTTCACCATGACTTTCTCCTTTTGAGCCAGTTCCTGATCGTTCCATAGGCGACGGCCAGAAACATCAAGCTTGACGCCACTACCGCGATGATCACCAAGGCACTGAAGAAAATGAAGACGATGCCAATAGTCAAGACAATGAAGTTCAATGCCTCGAACAGGATGAAGGGCATAATGAACAGCATCATCATTCCATGATAGCGAAGGTGCGCCACATCCGCGTGGAGCATGATCCAATGAAGCCGCGTTCGTCTTTCCAGGACACCTTCCCACTACTTGTTCCGGTCACCACAAGGACTTTCCCTTTGGCATTCAGCCGCTTTTCACCATTGAAGATCTCGGGCGGCGGTGCTTGAACGCTGACAGTGGTGAGCTCTTTTTCATGACACTCAGCGATCAGCTCCGTCAGGAACTTCGCGTGATCATTGAAGAACTTCGCGGCCTGCTTCAACTTGTACAAGGTGGCAGTTCTTGCGTGGGTCTGCTCGGCCGGCGAGAGCTCGTCCCAAGACACCATTTGGCAACGCAAGTTCCTGCCAGAAACCGGGTTTCGTTCACCGGTTTCGATCTGCTTGTACACCTCATCTTTTTGCGCTGCCTGTTCAAGACACCCCTTGATGACGGTTTCAGTGAACGTCTTTTCGACTTCAACTGGGGCATGTCGAGAACCGGCGCAGGTTCCGTTGAAGAACCCGTCTTGCACCTCATATCCATGCAAGGCGACCTGGCCAGAGCGAACTGCTTGAAGGCGGCCGCATGCCTGACAGTGCCCACGGAGTTGTGTTCTCATTGCACCCTCTCTTCAATTGATGGTTGCATTATAGCACAATCCGGGGTTCAAATGTAACCAGTTCTTAACCGTTACATTCTTTCAAAATGCTCACAAGCGGGTACACTTCCCGGCTTTTGAATCGCTTGTGATAGGCTGGATGCGTGATCTTGACGCATGTTTTGCCGCCAGTGTTCACCCAACGCTGAGCTGCATCACCAAGTGCAACGATGAGCTTCCAGTCATGATCAAGAACCGCACTCGAGGTTCTCTCATCATGGAAAGAAGCGGCATTCACCCATGCCAACTTACGCTCATCAATTCCAGCGTTTTCCAACTCTAGATTGATGAACAACGACGAGTGCTTGATCGTTGCAAATGGGGTGTAGTGAAATGTCGGAGTGTCAGGCGCTGATGGTGCTGGGCGATCACCAACAATTAGCACTGTCGCACCCGGAAACCCAAGCCGCTGGCGCTCTATCCTCGTAAGGCATCGCTTTGTGATGCCTTCCTTAAGAACTTGCGGTAATTTGTCGAATTGCGTCATCACACAGTCGGCTTGTATCCAGCTTCATCAGCTGCCTTCAGCACCTTTGATGCCAGCACAACAAGCAATGGGATCTTTTTTGGATCCTGCAACATCTTCGCCAGATTCACGTCCATCATCATGAACGCCGTGTCCACGTGCAGCGCTACTCGTCTGACTCGCTTTAGCTTCAAAATTGCCAGCGCGTCATTCAGATCAAATGTAGCGCCAGTCACTTTCAGACCGAAGCGAGTTGGCGTTGGACCCGTTTCATCACCGAAAGCCGGAAGGATGTTCAGGAAGTCTGGGTCTTGATTTGTGCTGCCGGTCATCTTAAATACCTGAAACTTGTAAACTATGGCCAAACGAAAAATACCAACACTGATCATTGAGCAAATTTCAGATGAAGGCAATCTTCATTTGCTTTGTGTTCTTGAGCACGCCAAAGAAAAGTACCTCGTGATTGTGGACAACATAACAGACGAGGCTGTTACCGCTTACGTCCTAGATGAAGCTCAACAGGAGGGAATTGACCTGAAAATCTTCATGGACATTGCATTGGAGTGGCGTGACCAAGGCTGTTTGTATCCTATATCGTTTGAGTTCAGTAAGCGTGGTTTATCCGGGATCACAAAGCGGATCTACAAGACATTCAATGTTGGGGCAGTGACCAGATTAGTTGGAAACGCGTTCCAATACAGCTTTGAACCAATCAGGGTAAGAAGGCGTCGAGCACCAGTAATCCAAAGCTGTGTAGAAATCAAGCCACGCGGTGTGGTGATTCAGTTCAAATGAAAAAGGGGCCATTGGCCCCCTTCAATTTCATGGAAGAGATTAGCCTTCGATCTTCTTCCAAGTTCCATGTTCGTTCTTATACTTCTGACCACAGCCAGTTCCGAGACCGACGCCAACGCGAGAGTGACAACCCCTGCACATCCAGGCCCAATACCCGAAACGGGTTCGGCCGTCGACAAGGATGTTGTCCTTCTTCTCGCAGAGCTCGCACTTTTTATCAGACTCAAGCATGATGATTCCTCCGTTGACGGTACCGAAGTTCGATGCGGGCGCCTTGGCAGAAGTGTGTCCATGACTTTTGGAAGTGCTCATCATAGGTCTCATCTTCCATGATCATCGGTGTGATGTCAACCACGATGGCAACCACCCAGCTTGGTGCACCAGTGAAGCACTCGCTTGTCTTTCCGAAGGTGTACTTCATAAAGCAGCGAATCACTTGGTAGAAGAAGATGATCTTCGTCTTCAGGTTTGGCCGTGGAATGACATATTCCATACCATCAACAACAGTAACAGTATTCATGCTTAACCTTTCATCGGCGCCGATTGCCGCTTGTCCTTCGGGGGTGTGGGAGCACGACGTTGACGGCCGTACTGCCCACGCGATTGTTCAGTCTTGCTCTTGCTTGTCATGATGAGATTATACACAGAACGACAAACACGGAAAGACTGTTACAATTTTTAGATGAAGAAGGACAGAAGCATCTCGTTGGCCTTTTCGCGAAGCGTCCTCGGGTCAGGCAATGTTGATGCTTCACAAAGCGCCAGCACTTCATTGTCAAGCGCAAGCAATTCAGCCTTGACGTCTTCAAGAGGCCTAAGACCCTGCTTGATCTTGAGCAGCTCTTCAACATTTGGCCGGGGAAACGTCATGGTGCCGGTTCTCAGATACTCCTTGACCTGCTCAAAGACGCGCTTCGAGTGCATCAGCGACTTCCAATCAACCTGTTCCTCAGCTGCTTTTGCGGATCGCTCACCATAGACGTCGATCAGCTTTTGAACAGCATTCTCGAGATGCTCGAGCGTCGTTGTCTCAAGATACTCTCGCCCGTTCAGCTTCAGCGTTAAGAACGTGCGATTGTTGTTCTGAGTGAACCCTGTTTCAAGATCAAGCTCTGCTGCCAAGTGAACAATGATGCGCTCGTCGTTAACAACAGTGTCAAGACGTAGCTTTTCAGGGCTGATGGCGCGCCAGCGTTTGATGGCTTGTACAAGCTTTTCAGCTGCTACTTTACGCTCACCGCGTCTGACATAATCGATCACCTGTTTCTGTGCAAACCCAAGCATACCGTACACATTGCGATGTGGGTTCTTGAGCATAAAGTCCAACAGGGCCTTGAACTCTTGACTTCCATGATCGGTGTAGTTCTGCGAGAAATTGCGCGAGAACACTAGCTCAACGGCATACGCCTGGCCAGACAGCCAGTGGTCAACAAAGTTGTGAACTGGAATGTTTTCAATCTCAGTGCCGCCTGCCGGCATTGGCGCATCATCAGGAATAGGTTGGTGATTTGCGTCATGCCGCACCTTGTACGTCTTCATCTTATGACCAAGCAACAGATCATCGATGCACGGCAAGTACATCGTTTTGTAGTCATAATCTGATGTTGCTGAATTTGTCCCGTACAAATGGGAGCCATAAACGAATGTGGCAAGGGGCGTGTGTTTCAGTGACATTACAGTCTTCCTTGTGAAATTAGATGAAGCTGAAGAACTAGAACCATGGCATATGAGAACGCGTGAGCCTTTTTGAAAGAGTACCCGCTCTCATCTTTCATCCAAAGCACTTTTCTAGCAGCTGCTTTGTTCTTCTGATAAAGCTGAACTAGGTGTTTTTTGCCAGGTCTAATCAATGCCAACGCATCAGCCAGCTCCTGGACTGATTGCGGCAGCAGTGTTGAAACCAGCTCAGCATGCTTTGCTAGTTGGAACAGCTTTGGGTAAGTTGAATTCAACGCCAATAGAGACCAATCTGGTTCTTTTTTCAACAGCTCACGAATTTCTGCCTTTGAAGTGAAGTGTTGATACACCCCTAAGTGCAGGAAGTCAATTTTCATATACCCAAGCTCTTCAGCTTCAGTGTATGGAATTGCGGCTAGGCCCGTGAGCTCATCGACTGGAATTGACTGTGGATAGACACCACATGGGTGTGGTGTCAATTCTCCATCTTTCACCAGCGACGCCTGTGTCCACCTGAAGTACTGGCTTGGCGAAAACGACGGCGCTGTATCAATGTCAATATCACCCAGTGACATGGTCAGGTCTCTTTGCCCAGCTTAGCGTCTCATCATCACCTTCTCGATATCTGATTGGCGTTAGCTCATGGTCTTCAAAGGCAGTGTCTTCCATGTCTAGGAAGACAGCACCATCTAGCATTCCATAAACCGGCTGTAGTGGTTCGCAGTCCCATTCACCCGGCAATGGGTCTTCATAAGCCTCAGCAGTGGCGGGACCCTTGATGTTAACAAGTCTCCCGTTGTTCTCTGGAAACAATTTGTCTCCTGTAATCATTGCAAGATCACCAGTTTTGCATCGCATAATTTACCTCTCTAAAAGTTCTCAGTTCCACAGACATGTTTGAATGCGGCTGCGAGATCTGGCCGCTCAGAAATTTTGTTCGCAAAGGCTCTGAAGTTCACGACCTCAGCAATTGCCTGTCTTTCGCTTTCGTCTAGAGTTCTGACCCAACTCAGGAACTTTGGTGAAAGCGTCAACAGCCAAGGTGACAGCTTTCGTTTCTTTACGGCGTTCACAATGAATGACGCGCCAAGCTCTTGATAGATGTTTTCAGTGCTAGCTTCCTTGATCAGCCCCTTCAGAAATACGCAGGATGAAACGAACTGCTCCTCTGGCGGGTACGCTTTGTCATACCACTCAAGGTAAGCCTCGTAGGTTGTGTTTCGACACCACAAGACAGGTGGTGTTCCAGTGTCGATCATGAGCTGAATGAACATTTCTGGGTGCGGTATCGCGACACGCTTCACCCAGTCAACAAAGTTCATGAATGCAAGGAACTGCCGCGAAGAAGCAAAGACCTCTCTGGAAGGCACTGAGCGGCGTTGGCGTTTCATCCATTCTTCATACCACCCGTAGGCGGCAAATCCCTGAACAGACTTCAGCGCATCAAGACGCTCTCGTCCCTTGCACTTATGCTTCATGAACCCATTTTCTGTCATGAAATCACGAGTACAATACTCGCATCGCCAGATGATCTTTCGCTCTTGGACGATCGCCGCGTCGGTACGTCTATCTTTCGCTGCGTTTTTCAGATCATCTCTATTCATGGTAAAGCATCACTTCAGTTCCTGGCTGAGCTTCTTCAGCTCTTCCTTTGACCATCCAAGTTCAGCTGCCATGTCCATCAAGTCACTATCTGCCAGAAATTGAAGATACTCAACTGCTTCGCGTGGTGAGCAACCGTAAGTTTCTGCCAGAACAGTTGTGGCCAGATTTTGGTGCTTGTTGGTTGGTCCCTTAATCCACTGAACTCGTTTTCGACCAGTACCACAAGAGGCAATCAGTTTGAACAGCACCTCTTTGCTGAATGACTGATTGAACACAAAAGGGTTAACACGCGTGTTCAACTTCAGGATTTGCAATGGATCTTGCGTTCCACTCATCCAACGCATGATCACTAATGGGTGCATCGCCTTCTTATCTGTCTCAGATAAGCTTTCATATGCGCCAAGATCACCGGCGTTCAGCTTTGCAAGGAAGCTGAACAGTGCGTCACCACTCATAGATTCACCAGTAAAGCCAATTGAAGCAACAGTTCCTTCTGCTCAGTAGACAAATTTGGAGATGCCCAAATCTTCATGATTTCCTCGCCGCGCCCGGCGACTTTCTGTTCACGAACAATCCTTCTGAAACCAGACAGCCTGGTGTACTCTTGCTGCTTGTCACTGCAAGCATAACACACTGATCGATTCTTGACAGGAGTGCTGTGGCACCTTACACAGATGCCTAGCGCCTTGTACTTTCGACCTGCCAATGCAGATTCACTTTTGCATGCCTTGCCTTCAGATCTACGGTCTTTTGTATCAGCCATCACAGTGCTCCAAGTTCAATGAACATTGCTGCCAGTTGAATTTCTGGATCAGCCACGAATGAATGTTGGTATTGGTATCTTGCAATCACCAACAATGCATCATCTGCCTTCTTTCCGAACACATCAATGTTCTGGAACAAAAATCTGTACGCATCGATGAGTTCTTCCTTCGGTGCTTCTTGACAGACGACACTTCTGGCGACTCTGAAGTCAGCTGTCTTGATCGCTTCCAAGAATTTCACTCGCCAGTCTGCGACACCGCTTTCTCCAAGAATCTGAAGCTTACCACTTTGTGATCCTTGTTGCAGAAGATGGATGATCTTTCGAACAGACGGAGAACCGGCTTGAACGATGGTCAACACATCATCAATTTCGAACTGAACTCCTTCAGCCATCAGGATGTCCGCAGCCAACATGCCAAGATCTTCAAGATTCGGCGTGTTGAATTCAAAGATCTGAAACCGATCTTGAACTTCTGGCAGGATTCGGTGCTTGTAATTTCCAGTGCAAATGAACCGGCAGAAAGAAGAGACTTCCTCAATTAACGATCGAAGCAGGGCTTGTGCGTCATGCGAGAGAAAGTCCATTTCCTCAAGACGAATTACCTTGTAATCACCGACTGGCATGGTGTACGCAAAGGCTGACACACGGTCGCGCATCGCGTCAATCTTGTCCTTTGAACAGTTCACTGTCATCACGTCATCAGGTGACACACCAAGATCATTGATCAATGCCTGGGACAAGGATGATTTGCCTGTCCCACGAGTTCCAATGAACATCATGTTCTGCAGGTCTTTAGTTTCAACCAGCGTCTTGAAGTACTGTGCGTCATTCGGATTCCTAAAGAGCACATCCTTGACGTGTTGAGGTCTGTATTTTTCAGCCCAAATCTTGACTTGTGACATTTTGTTGAGTGCAGTTAACCCACTTACAATTGTAAGAAGGGCAAGGTTTCACAATAACCCAGCTGCGGGTTATTGACCAGTGTAAAGATTTAGGTTCACGCCGGCGCGATCACCATCAGTTTGTGTCAAAGCGTCAGCTTGAACATCATTCAATGAGGACCTAAACTCGCTTGATGACTGGCGCTTTTTCCCAAGAAGCATGTCCTTGGTAATCAAGTCATATGCTGGGCGCTGAACAGATTGCGCTGGCTGTTCAAGTTCTACCTCAGGAACGACCTCAGGAACGACCTCAGGAACGACCTCAGGAACGACCTCAGGAACGACCTCAGGAACTGGCTCAGGAACGACCTCAGGTTCTACCTCAGGAACTGGCTCAGGAACTGGCTCAGGAAGAGCAACAGCCTCGGCGACACGAGGTGACACGTGCTCACTCTGTTTAACAGTCTCAATAGGTTCTGTTGGCTCAGTCACCTGTGGTGCAACCGGCTCCACCGGCGTCGCCGAGGCGACCTTCCGTTGAGCTAGGAGATAGTTCCCAGCCAGCACAAGGTACACCGCAAGCGGGTCAAACACAACAATGATCATCATGATCACGTATTTGATGGCTTCTTCAACACTAATGTTGAATGCCTTTGCCAAGTATAAGATTGGCCCGGCCTTTGCTTCAACCCCAAGCTGTTTCACCTGTAGTGCTGGCAGCTCTTTGTCAATGTCATTGATTTTGGATTGAAGGTCAGCCTGCTCGGTCTTGAACGCGTTCATCATTCGAATGCGCTGATTCACAGAGGTTTTTTCTGGAAGCGATGCAATCTGTTCGTCGATCTGCTTCTTTCGTTCCTCATACTTTGCTTGCTGCTCTTTGAGAGTGCTGACCTTAAGTGATCCCTCTTGAGACCCTAAGATGGCAGTTTGAAAGGCGCCTGTAAGGTATCCAGCTGCGCCAGCACTAGTGATTGTCATCATGATGACGGTTGCAATCACCCCATAGCTCTTCATGATTCCATTGAAGCCAATCCAGTTTTTGTAAAGCAGCGATAGCACCACCATCTTACAAATGTCAAGGCCAACGAATAGTGATGTGATTATAGGGTTCACACCAAACAGAGCCATTGCTCCTAGAACTGAAATTACAGTTCCAAGACCTTCGATTAGGAAGGCTGAAAAGAAAGTTAAGAAAACCATAAACACTCCAAACAGGGGCTTCGGCCCCTGTTGTCAACTAAATGTCGTTAGAGACTCATCATCAGTGACCATCAACACCTTCGTGTCGTTAGTCATCCAAATCTTTTCTCCTTCAAATACCTCGTGTCGAGTCCATTGGAGACCCTCGATCAGTACGAAATCATTTTCACTGACACCATAAACATCAGGACCAACTGCAACCACCTTTCCCCAACGAGGTGACTTTTGGTTGCTGTCGAGTTTCGGAATAACAATGAGACCATTAGTACGCTCTTGGAATTTTCCTTGCGGGCCGCCTGCTTCGTCTAGGAACTGAAACAGGATAACATTCTTCAACGGGCGCAGTTTGTCAAATGCCATTATTTTCTCTTTGGTGACTTAGTAACAGCAGGTTGCTCTGCAACGACAGCCGTCTTGGTTGATGCCGTCTCAATCACTTGTTTGCGATCTTCAACGGCGCGTGGAACTGGCTTTGCGGCCAGTTGGGACTTGATCTTCAGCAATTCAAAATCAACAAGATTGCCTCTTGAAGAACGTGTTAGCGCCATATGTGACTCCTAGTAGTGGTTCACTATTTATCACGGCCGGCTTATTCATCAGTGTGGAAGAAATCAGTGATGTCAATGTCATTCACAATTGGGTCAACTTCATGAAGCCCAATAATGAACAACAGGTAAGACGCGCATGATGATCCACGCCCGACACCCCATACAATGTTCCTCTTTTCAAAGACATCCAACACATAGCAGATGGTTCTTAGCAGATCCATCAGGCCGTTATCTTTGAACAGCCTTAGCTCGGTGCCAATTCGAAGGGTTGCTTTGTCAATGAGAGCGTCATCGTACTGGAGCTCTGGTATTCGTTTCGCGAGGCACTCAACGACATGCGCTTCCACATCTAGTGTTTTGAAGCTCTCTGGAATATCCCAGGCAAAGGTCAATTGCACAGGTTCATTCGTGATTGACCTTAATTGCTCAGCCTCAGAAACTTGGGTGTTGTACTGATCAACATCAGAAGATGTGTCAAGGACTCTGATTTTACTAGGGCTGACTTTATTTTTGAACAGCCATGGAAGTTCTGACGGTTCCACAATGGACACCCCGTCAAATCGCAAAAGTCGCTTGTTTAATTCCACCCAAAGTTCTCGCATTTTGGTATTGTAAAACCCATCGTTGAG